TGCATTTGACCGTTTTAACGGATCAATGGACGAATTAAACCGATCATACAAAAAAGAAAATGGCGCTGCAGGAAGTGTAATACCATTTTTCGAAAGTAATAAAGTTTGGAATGGAACAAGTGTAGGTACAGGATCAAACGCTGGACATTGGGATGTAGATAATGCATTAGGCTTATCACAATTTTATCAGACAATGGGAATGCATTTTGGTGGAGATCATACTGGTTCTAGTAGTACAGGCAATAATTTTCAATTAAATACGACAGTAATTGAAGCATACAATGCAATTATTAATCATAGACGAAAGGCTAGATCAAAATCGTTACCATTAAGAAACGCATATGATCATACATTGGCTGACGCGTTTTGGATTAATAATGGAATGCAAAATATTGTACCTGATTATGATCAGAATTTAATTGACGGACAAGTAACACTTGCCGGATTGACTTTTCAGGCACCAATTAAATCAAAATTTGCAAGAAATGACGCAACAGATGCATCAGCATCAAGTAACGGTGCAACTGCAGGCGGTTCAGCTTGGGCACCTGCACAAGATGGCGCAGGTATTGTAGATCAAGGAGATTATTATCTTTTTGATGAAATATTTGCAGAATTGCAAACAGGCGGAAACGCAACAATGTCACTTGCTGACATTGAGCAAGCACGTAAAACAGCGGCATTTGCTAAATTAAGAGCAAAGTACGATGGAATATCCGACGAACATGTAATTGATTTGCTTATGTCTGGAATTAGAGTACCAGAAGAAGCATTAAAGCAACCAATATTATTGGGTCGTCAACGTGCAATGATAGGATTTAACCAACGTTATGCAACAGATGGCGCAAACTTGGATAAGTCAGCAACAAACGGTATGGCAACAATTGATATGAATATAAGAACACCTGGAAACATGAACACAGGTGGAATTATAATGATTTGTGCCGAGATTGTTCCGGAACAATTATGGGAACGTAAGAAAGACTATTTCTTATACACAACAGACCCAGATACGTTACCTAACTATTTGTCTGATGTATTAGACCCAGAAAAAGTGGCAGTAGTAAAAAATGACCACGCAGACGTCAATCACGCAACACCAGATGGTACATTCGGTTATGCACCACTTAACCATCAATGGGCCAGAGATGCTGTAAACGTCGGCGGGAAATATTACAGACCTGCAAATGACGCATTTGACGAAGATCGCGCAAAAATATGGACAGCTGAAAGTACAAATCCAACATTAAATGAAGACTTTTATTTATGTTCAGGTTTGCACAAAAAAGTATTTGCTGATCAGGTAAGCGACAGTTTTGAAATCACATGTCTTACAGATATGTCGATTGTAGGAAACACCGTATTCGGTGCAGGACTACAAGAAACTGACGCAACAAGCGATTACGACACAATTACTTCTCAAGTTGATTCCTCACGTATCGAGAAGTGATAAAAAGCAGGGGAGTCCTCCCCTCCCCTGCTCATTTTAAAAAGGAAAATAGAAAATGAATAGAATAAAACACGGCAACGTAAATAAGTGGACAGCTACAAAAGCAGGACAAGTCATTGAGTTTGCATCAAGCAAACCAAGACACGTAAAGTTTGAAATTACAGCTAATTCAAATATTGAAATTTGGGTCGCAGATAATAACAAAATGTCTGACGCCGTATTGGTGGGCACATCAAACGGAAAAACCGAAATACAATATACAGCTCCTGCAACAACATATGTGCAAATAAAAGCTGAGAAAACAGCTGATGTATTTGTAAATATACCAGATTTGGATCAAGCAGTTGAAAACACTGATAACCCAAGTTTTACATCGATAGAGCCACGCGTAAATAACTCAACAGAGTTTGATCGAATGGTAGCATTTATGAAACACAATGAAACGCAACGCAACGCACAGCTTGAGGCCGAAAGAGCTGCACTAAGAGCTGAAGTTGCAAAAATAAAAGCAGTACAAGCTGACGAGGCAATTGTAGAAGCAGAGGAAGCAGCAGAAGATGCAGGAGAAACCCCCGAGTAAGTTTTTGCGCTGGATACGGTTTATTGACCGTATCCAGTTCTGGCACAGGGACGAACTTGTGCACAGAACACACGTAGAAGCGGCACGATCGTTAGCAGAGCCAAACGCATCGAAAACACTTTGGGTTAAAATTCAGCAAACAGAAAACGACTATAGAGGGGTACACCCAGACATAGTCGAGTTTTGGAAAGCATTTTCCAAAGCAATGAAGCGACGCAATATTCCATTGCGAGCGTTTGAATTTGTACGCACTGCAGAACGGCA